ATTATTGTGGTAGAGGGTCCTATTGATTCGCTGTTCCTACCAAACTCTATTGCTATGGCTGGTGGCGACAATGGTGATGTCGAGAAGCTTGGACTAAATAATAAACTTATTTTCTGCTTTGACAATGAACCTCGCAATGTAGACACTGTCAAGCGTATGAAAAAGATGATAGATAAAGGATACAGAGTAACTTTTTGGCCACCTACCATTCAGCATAAAGATGTTAATGATATGGTCCTAAGTGGGTTGAGTCAAGAGGAGATTTCTGGTATAGTATACCGAAATGCCAAGAAAGGCATGGAAGCATTATTAGAACTACAAAAATGGAAGAAAGTATAATGAGTGAATATGAAGCAAAAGTATGGACTACGAAGGTAGTTGAAGAGAATGGTGAACTAGTTATTTTATTTCCTCCTGATCTTATGCAGCATGTGGGTTGGAAAGAGGGTGATAATTTAGCATGGGTTATATCAGATGATGGTAAACAATGCTCTATTATTAAACTACAATCACCCGAGGGCTGAAATGAAATATCTAGACATCAACATCGACCTTTCGAGAGACGTTCTATTTGACGACCATGGCATGAAGAGAATGAAAGAATCTTACATGCGTGATGATGAACAATCGCCTCAACATCGTTTTGCTTTTGTATCAAAAGCATTTGGTACAGATGAAAAGCATGCTCAGAGATTGTACGATTATTCTTCTAAGCATTGGTTATCTTACTCTACACCTATTCTGTCTTACGGTAGAACATCTAAGGGCCTACCTATCTCCTGCTTCCTCAACTACATGGATGATTCTTCCCAAGGCCTTGTAGACACTCTTTCAGAAACTAATTGGCTCTCGATGCTTGGTGGTGGTGTTGGTATTGGTCTAGGTATTAGATCAGCTGACGAGAAGTCTACTGGTATCATGCCCCACCTAAAGATCTATGATTCGTCTTGTCTTGCCTACCGTCAGGGTAGAACTCGCAGAGGTTCTTATGCAGCGTATCTAGACATTGGCCACCCAGATATTATTCCATTTTTGGAAATGAGAAAGCCAACTGGTGATCAGAATATTCGTTGCTTGAATCTTCACCATGGCATTAATATTCCTGATAAGTTTATGCAACTTATTGAGAAGTGTATGACAGATGCTAATGCAGATGATACCTGGGAACTAGTTGACCCAGCATCAGGTGAAGTAAAGGAGAAGGTATCAGCAAGAGAGCTTTGGCAGAAAATTCTTGAACTAAGAATGATGACAGGCGAACCATATCTCCACTTTATTGATACTTCTAACAAGTACCTTCCTCAGTGGTTAAAGGATAAAGGATTGACTGTAAAGCAATCAAACCTTTGCTCTGAGATTATTCTACCAACCGACAAGAAGAGAACCGCAGTTTGTTGTCTATCCTCTGTAAACCTAGAGTACTATGATGAGTGGAAGGACGATAAAAGGTTCCTACGTGATGTTGCAGAAATGCTAGATAATGTATTACAGCATTTTATTGATAATGCACCAAAGCCAGTCCACAGAGCTGTGTACTCAGCAACAAGAGAAAGATCAATTGGAGTTGGCGCGCTAGGGTTCCACGCCTACCTCCAAAAGAATATGTTAGCATTTGAATCTGCAATGGCTAAGTCAGCAAACATGAGAATGTTTAAAAACATTAGAGAGAAGTTAAATGAAGCTAATAAGCAGTTGGGGAAGGAAAGGGGTGAGGCGCCAGATGCTCAAGGAACAGGTCTACGCTTTAGCCATCTTATGGCTGTTGCTCCTAATGCTTCTAGCAGTATCATTATGGGTAACACCAGCCCTTCAATTGAACCATATAGGGCCAACGGATTTAGACAGGACACTCTTTCAGGAGCATACTTTTATAAGAACAAATATCTAAATAATTTACTAAAGAGTAAATATAGCGAAGATAAGCTACCAGAGATTTGGTCGTCTATTATTGCTAACGATGGTTCTGTACAACATTTGGATGGGTTAGAAGATTATGAAAAAGATGTATTCAAGACTGCAATGGAAATTGACCAGCGATGGATTATTGAACATGCAGCTGACCGTCAGCAATTCATTGATCAAGGTCAATCAGTTAATCTATTCTTTAGACCAAACGCTAATGTCAAGTACCTTCATGCTGTACATTATATGGCGTGGAAACATGAACTAAAGACTCTATACTATTGTCGTTCTGAGAAAATTGGTAAGGCTGATAAGGTTGCTAAGAAGATCGAGCGTGAGATTATTCAGGAGATAGATATTAAGGCTTTAACAGAAGGCACTGAGTGCCTAGCATGCGAGGGATAAACAATGCCACATTTTAAAAGAAAACCATTCAAGATCGAAGCCCAGCAGGTCACGGCAGAAACCATCAATGATGTTTATGCCTGGGTCAACGCCTCTGGGTGGGCTACTGCCGACACACTAACAGCTGATTCATTTATTGTTCAAACAGGTGGTCGAAGTGTGCCAGCCAGACTAGGCTATTGGGTTATAAATTACCATGATGGTGGAGTCCGTATTTTTGTTTCTTTAGATGAAGACTTCCAGGAAAAGTTTGAATTACTTAGTGAAGCCGAAGCTGATATACCATACAACACATCAACCGTTGTGCCAACATAAGTGAATGGCAACGTGGAGGAAAAGAAGTAAATTGATATCAAGGCTTTAACAGAAGGTACAGAATGCTTGGCATGTGAAGGCTAATGGCTAACTATAGAAAAACAACTAAGCAGGGATCAAGAACCATAAGCCAAGGACCAGGAGGTTATGGTGGTACCACTACTTCTCACAGTGCTGGTAGTACTATGAAGGGTGGTAGAGGTATTAGAAGAACTGTAACCACAAAATCAAATGGCCAGAGATATATCCGCACAACTGAAGGTGCTGGTGGTGGTTACTACAAGACAACACAGAGGTCTTTAAATGCTAAAAGACCAAAAGCGCTTAAAAAAGCCAAGAGTGATAATTATAATATAAACTGGAAAGCGTTTGACAACGATGGCGAAAGTGATCCAGTGGGTGCATTTATAATTAAGTGGATGTTTATAATTTGGGCTCTGGCAATATTAATTGAATGGATTCAGGGATGGTTCAAATGAAATTTCATATAAGAGATGACTTTATTGGTGTGTTTGATCAAGCATATAGTCAGCAACAGTGTGATAACTATATACGCTTCTTCAAGAATGCGGAAAAAGCTGGGATGGTTGTTAACAGACAATCAAGTGAGAATGTATCACCATTTAGTAAAGATGATTTATCAACTACTGCTAATGGTTTACATATTTCTCAGTTTATGTTGGAAAAGAATCCTGAACTTGCCGAAGTCTATATTCATTCAAATGAATTTAGTAAAGTATTGATGGAACAGTGCCTGAAGGAGTATTGTAGGGCTTACCCAGGTTTAGCTGGATTCCCTGATGCTGAGAAAAAGTTATCAATACAAGACTCAAAGGTACAGAAAACTGTACCTGGCCAAGGTTATCATGTTTGGCATCATGAGCATGGAGCAGGGGGCAGGGCCCACCGCAGGCTGCTTGCGTTTTCATTATATCTTAATACAGTTGATGATGGTGGTGAAACAGAATTTCTATATCAAAAAGTTAGATTTAAACCAGTTATGGGTCAGATGTTGATTTGGCCTGCATACTTCACACATGCTCATAGAGGCAATCAACCATTAAGTGGTGAAAAATATATTATCACAGGTTGGATCGAGAAATAGGAAAAACAAATGACAACAAAGCAAGAGTTAGTACTTACAGATGAACGATCATACTTTAAGCCATTCAATTATCCATGGGCCTATGACGCTTGGTTGAAGCATGAGCAGAGCCATTGGCTGCATACTGAAGTACCAATGCTAGAAGACCTAAAAGATTGGAAGAATAAGCTAAACGATAATGAGAAGAAGTTCTTAACACAGATCTTCAGATTCTTTACTCAAGGCGATATTGATGTTGCTGGCGGGTACATCAAGACCTATCTTCCATTTTTTCCTCAGCCTGAGATTAGAATGATGCTGGCTGGCTTTGCTGCTCGCGAAGCATTACATGTTGCTGCTTATTCTCATTTGATTGAAACTTTAGGCATGCCGGAAGATACATACAATCAGTTCCTAGAATATCAAGCAATGAAGGATAAGCATGACTATCTAGCAAAGTTTACAAAGAGTGACAAAAAGAGAATTGCACAAAACATTGCTGCATTCTCTGCCTTCACTGAAGGCATGCAATTGTTTAGTTCATTCATTATGCTACTTAACTTTCCACGCCATGGCAAGATGAAAGGGATGGGCCAGATCATTACCTGGAGTATTGTTGATGAAACTCAACATGCCGAAGCAATGATTAAGTTATTCAGAACCTATATCGAAGAGAATAGGGAGTTGTGGAATGATGAACTTAAATCTGAAATTTATACTATTGCAACTAAGATGGTCGAATTGGAAGATCAATTTATTGATTTGGCGTTCGAGGGGGGAGAGATGGAGAATCTTACTTCGGAAGACGTCAAGAAGTATATCCGATACATCGCTGATCGACGTCTCATATCGCTTGGGATGAAAGGCATCTTCAAAGTAAAGAAGAATCCATTACTTTGGGTTGAGGAGATGATTAATGCTCCTACCCATACTAACTTCTTTGAGAATAGAGCAACGGATTATGCCAAGGGCGCACTAAGTGGTTCTTGGGAGGATGTTTGGGCAGCGTAATAGTTAGAGGCCATAAGATAAAGGGCGAGAAGACTATTGGTGGCGATAGTATGGAACTAGATAGATCTAACCATAAGGCGTTTGGTGAGACAGGTAAAATTCGCCATGCCTATATCATCTATATTAATAAGCCTGAATCTATTCAATATGCAAACGAATGTGCTAGGTCCTGTGAAGAGCATGGTATGCCATACACACTCTGGGAAGGAGTTAGTATGGAAACAACAAGAGGTGAGGATCTAGAGGCTGTAACAGGGTTCACGTGGGTATCTAGAACTCCAGAAATGGGATGCACTGCTAGCCATCTTAAACTTTGGAGAGTGATAGCAGAACAGCCAACTGCATGCTGTGTGTTTGAACATGATGCGATTTTAAAAGATAAACTCTATGATACGGAGATACCAGATAACAAACTAGTAATGCTTGGATATAGAGTACTAAAGGCAGAAGATTACGAACGTCCAGATGAACAAGTATCATTTATGGATATCAATAAGTTTGAAGGCACTCATGCCTATGCTATAACTCCTGCCATGGCAAGATATATGATTGATAAAATGCAAGGCTACTATACAAAAGAGTTTGGCGGTGTGAATACTACTATTGATGGTATTCTTTCTATCCACGATTCATTTGGTATACCAAGATGTGTTATGGATCCACCACCAGTAGTATGCGTGGTAGG